GCTGCTGACGTTCCCTGAGCAGTCATCACCCGGCTCGGCACACCAGAGACCAGACGCGCGTGGAAGGTGGTACCAGAGGTCGGCATGCGCACGTCTGCCACTGCATCGGTCAAGCCGTGGGTGTGGGAGAGGTTTCCACCCGTGCCGCCTATCGTCCCCGTCACTCCCTGCGGGAACCTCTGGTTCAGGTTGGGGATGTCGAACGTCGTTGATTCGTCCCCGGACCCGAACGTCGTACCGATGACGGCGAAGAGATCGGCGTAGGTGGTGCGGGAGATCTCTGCCCCGTCGCACAGCAGCCATCCGCTCGGTGGGGCCGTGTACTCCCCGCACCACATCATCATCACGCCGGTGGGGATCGGTGCTGGTACTCCAGGGATGTTTCCTGCCCCGTCACGCACGACGACAGTGGCAGGTTCGGCATTCACCGAGCGTGGTGTGGCCAGCAGTACCTCAGCCATCTTTGTCCGCCTTCATCAGCTCCAGCTTGGCGTTCACGCCCTCGTTCTGGAGAGCCTGGCCGATGGTGATCGACTCAGCCGGGGACAGCTTCACTCGCTCGCTCCCCACTATCAGATAGACCGCCTGTGTTTCCTGCTCGCGCCCGACGCGTACCCGCTTCATACCAGCCCCTCCGTGTTGCGAACATGCGCACTGTTGCTTCCGACTTGCCCAGCACCTCCCCCATCTTCAGGAAGGACACCTTCGTGTCGATCAGATGCCGCAGCATTGCGTGCAGCTCGTCCTCAGCCATGTCCGCATGATCGGACAGAAGCTTGAGCCTCGCTGTCTCTTCCGGCGTGATTTCACGGTACTTCATGTGTTCTCCCATCGCACACTCACACGATAGCACTGGTTGCTGATCGCGCGCCCCCTACAGTGCGTCCCAGGCACTGATCGGCTCTGCATCCTGCACCCTGACCTCACCCTGTGGGTTCCAGGTGGACTTCACGGTGAGCTGTTCTGTGTTGTGCGCCACTGCGTTGGCCATCCAGTTCATGTCCGTCTTGGGCAGACCGATGGGCAGCACCCCGGGGAACCTGTCTCCCACCACACGCCAGGCCAGTGCGGCGCTGCACACCTCGTCAGGCAGGTGGAACTCCTTGGCCCGCGAGAACAGGTCCTCCACGGACGCATACAGCGTGGCCTTGTAGATGCTCTCGATGCGTGGTGCGGACACCTTGCCCCGCTCCAGGGCAGCTACGTACTCGCTCAGCATGTCGTCGCGCTGAGCGCCCACCATCTTGAAGTCCCAGGTGTTGGTGTCCTCGATCATCGAGGCGACCACATCACCCAGGCCGGTGGCGTCATGGATGCCCTCTGCCCGGTAGCGCTTCTGGAGGTCGTTGTACTTCTTGACCATCACAGGCCAGGGCAGGTGGTTCATCCGCACGTAGTACACCAGCTCCATGGGCAGCTTCGATGCCCGCCACACACTGATCACCGTGTAGTCCTGACTGCGTGCCCAGTCCGCTGCGATGACGTAGTCCTCGGCCATCTGGTGGCCCTCGAACTCGTACTCCTCGTAGTCCTTCTTGCGCGAGATGAGTGCACCCTCGGGCACGCGCCTGGCGAACGCGCGTTCGACGGCTGCTGAATCGAAGGCGCGGTTGCCGATACCCGGCTCGCCCAGCTCGTACTCCACCCGCCAGCGCTCAGCGCTGACTGTGGCTCGCTTGTGCTCGATCTGCTCTTGGCTCAGCCACCCGTCGTACGGATTGGCAGCCTCGTGGTAGCACCACTCGTACGTGTGTATGCCCTCTTCGGCGTTCTTCTTGATGATCTTGGAGAAGGTGCCGTCGCCGTACTGGAGGGTGGAGGTACCAGCGATCTGCGGGGTGATGTTGATCCCCATCCAGTTCTTCTGGTCCATCGGCTGACCCAGGGCGGACTCGTAGATCTCGTAGTCCATCTCGTCCAGCTCATCCAGCAGCAGCGTTGCCGGGTGGGGACCACGCACGGTCTTCTGCGACGCGGTGAGTGGTCGGATGATGCTGTGGTTGGACAGCAGCACCTCGGTGTTGGCCTCTTTGAGCAGCATGTACCTGGGGGCATCAATGTGATTCCACGCGTTGCGCATGTGCTTGTGGATGTTGACCGACTGCTCGTAGGAGCCACCCAGCAGGTTCACGTCCCCACCCAGCACCACCGCCGTGGTGAGCCCGAGAGCACTCATGGCATAGCTCTTGCCACTGAGTCCTCGCGAGCCCTTGGCGATGGCGCTGGGTGTACGTCGGAAGAACGCGTCTCCGAACCAGTCCATCGGGGCATCGTGCTCAGGACACACCTTGTGCCGGGGGATGCGAACACCCCACAGCGCGCTGACGAGAGACGCCAGCTCATCGTCGTTCTTCGGTGGCCTGGTCAGGGAGAAGGGACCAGATGTCTTGGTGGAGACAGGCATAGCTGCATCATCTCCTACCAGGCAGCCGTCCAGCCCAAGGGCTTGAAGTTGGCCGATCCAGGCGTGGCGTTGGGCCAGGGATTGGAGAACCCCACCCACTCCACGACCATGACGCCCGAGTCCAGTCCGTCAGTGAACTTGTTGATCTTCGAGGCGTACCCGCTCGATCCCGGACCGTTGGTCAGCGAGAACGAGGCGGAGTACTTGTCGTTGCTGGAGTCCGATGCGGTGCGCTTGGTACTGAGGAACACGATGGACTGGGCATTGCCCTTGCCGTCCACGAAGTTCTCCCACAGCGCCTTGGGCAGCACCACGTCCCCACGGTCGGCGTAGCTCCAGTCGCGCATGGTGATGTCCGCGTACTTCCCCACCAGGTAGTCGGTGCTGCTGTTGGAACGACTGGGCACGTTGGTCTTCGTCCCCGGATAGATGCGCAGAATGACGCCGTTGGTCGGACCATCCACGATGGGGCCTTCCTGCGGGCTGACACCGACCTGGAAGCCGCGCCGTCGCAGGGGTAGCCACACCTTGCGTACCTCGTAGGCGGTGTTGATCACCTGACGGATACGCGAGCCGTAGCAGACATAGGTGCGCCAGGCCCCGAAGGTACCGGTGAACACATGCCACCTGGTGAAGGCTGGGTTGAGCACCCAGTTGTGCAGGAAGTCCTTGCCCTTGGACCGATACAGCCAGGCGTCCCGGACGTTGCTCCAGGCGTCCCAGGAAGTGGGCATGATCGCGGTCGTGAACACCTGCATCCCGGCTGGGGTGTCCGTGGACTTGAGGGTGTGCTGCGTGCGCGTGGCAGCAGGAGACCAGTTCAGGCTGGTGTCCTGCACCCAGGCCGAGACGTTGATCGGAGTGTTCAGCGCCAGGTTGATGTTGGGCTGGTAGGCGGCCGGGAACTCCTTGGAGGTGACCTCCTCCGGCTCGATGGTGTTGTCAGCCACCAGCGAGGAGGTGAACCACTCGCTCCACTGTTCCCCGGCCTGCACCTCACCGTAGTACGTGCCGTCGTTCGCCGTGGGAGAGGTAGCCCACTTGTTGATGCCCACCTTGACCACCACGCGCAGGAACTTCTTGCTCGTCTCCGGGGTGGTGATGGTGATCTTCAGCCGGTTGCGTGTACCGGTGACGATCTCGGTGGCGATGATGGGCGCGGGCGGAGGCGTGGCGTCCCGCTGCCAGGCCAGCGCCCAGGTGGAGTCGGTCGGGCGAACATATGCCGCGCTACCTGGCACCAGGCCGGTCGGACGCATGACGGACGGCACCCCTTGCACCCAGTCGGTGCCGTCAGAGATCCAGAAGTCAGCCATGGGAGCCTCTCAGGACGCGTACTGGACGTAGATGTCCCCGGCGTTACCAGTGCCAGAAGGAGCTGCGGTGCCCGAGGTGATGTTGGGGATGGCCGGGTAGATCTGCTGGTAGGACGACCCGTCGAAGACCTCCAGGATCTGCGTGTCCTGCCGCCAGGTGAGCTGTCCGCTGACCGGCGAGGTCAGCTTGGCGCTGCGGTCCGACTGGCTGGTGAAGATCATCACCACGCGCTTCTCGACATCCCGCGCCAGGTTCTCGATGAACTGCGGGACATCCTTGAGGAACTCGTTGGGGTCCGGGTAGCGGAACCCCTGGATCGGGCTGAACTGAATGGTCATGGTGTCTCCTCGATGAACCAGGACGCCTCGAACGTCATCTTGTCTCCTACCCCCAGGGACATCCAGATCCCCTGATACCGATCGATCGGTTCGATGACGCCGAACTGCGTGATGATGGCCGGGTAGACGTCGAAGGTCACGCCGTCCTGATAGCAGATGGTGCCCGCGTACTGCACCGTCGCTACCGCGTCCTCCCGATCCGGGAAGGCCAGGCGGATCTGTGGTGCCGTCCCACCAGGGGCGGCGACCAGCCGGATGAACCACGCCCGGAAGGTCGCCACCCCACCCACGATGGACAGCGAGACGCCCAGAGGATCGAAGTCCTCGGTGACATCCACGTTGTCGGTCCAGGTGTCGTCCGCAGACATCCGCTGGAGCAGCTGAAAATTGGGCTGCACCCAGCTGCTGTCCGTCGTGCGCTGCCGCAGCCGGAGCTGAGCAGCCTGGGTCGAAGTAGACATCAGCCAGTACCAGCCGCCAGCTGAGCGAAGGTAGTGGTGTTGTCGCCCACCGTGCCAGCAGGACCCTGTGCGCCAGTGGCCCCGGTGTCGCCGACCGGACCGATGGGACCAGTGGGGCCAGCAGGGCCTTCGGGGCCAGGACCGACCCGAGTGATGGTCAGGCGTGCTGGGCTCAGCGCGAGCGACGCACTGTCGTTGTGCCACACCTGCACGGTCAGGATGTCGTTGGAGTTCTCCAGCCGCTGCGTGGCGGACAGGTTCAGGCACGACTTGGCGACACCTGAAGCAGAGAAGGCCGAACCTGAGTTCTCCCAGCCCGTCTCCGCGCCATTGAGGAGCAGCCGGACGACTCGTCCGCCAGACAGCGTTCCTGCACCCTTGTCGAACATGATGGACACCTTCACGTCGAAGGTCCCCACCCCGGGTACGAAGTTGGTGTCGGACTGCTTGGCGCTCAGCTCGTCCACCTGCACGGTGGGGAAGTTCACCAGCGTGTTGGTGGTAGCCGGGACGCTCTGTGCGGTGCCGGAGACCAGGCAGGCGTGCTCGACGA